TACTTTTAGATGCCATAAAAGGCAGATATGAGTTTCCTGAACTAAGACGAATTGCAATGGAACAATATGGCTACTGGAACCCGGAGACCGTAATTATTGAATCTAAGGCTTCTGGATTGCCTTTAACCTATGAATTAAGAAAAATGGGTATTCCAGTTTTAAACTTTACACCATCAAAAGGAAATGATAAACATACCAGAGTTAACAGTGTTTCTCCTCTGTTTGAATCAGGGAGAATATGGGCGCCCACAGATATGGAATTTGCACAAGAGGTGATTGAAGAATGTGCAGCCTTTCCATATGGAGATCATGATGACTTGGTTGATTCTATGACCCAAGCAGTCATGCGATTTAGACAAGGAGGTTTAATTAATCATCCTGAAGACTATCAAGATGAGCCTTTACAACAAAAACCAAAGGTGTATTATTAAGACATGAACAGATTAAAATATGCAATAGGATCAGAAAAAGATATTCCAGAACAAGAAGATATGCCAATGGAAGAATTTGATGACATTAAAAAAATGTTAGGAGTTCCAATGGATCAGGCTTCAGGGATCAGGAGTTTTGAAAACGAAATGGCATCAATGGATGCTAATGAAAAAGAATTCATGAGACTGGTAGATGAGTTTATGGAAAATGGTTTTAGTCTACAAGAAGCAATTGAAGAAGCTAAAAGAGAATTGGAAGAAAAATCTGTAAGAAGAAAAACTCCATCAATTAAAATGGCAGAATTAGACACAGCCATGGATGAATATAAACAATATGTTTATGACATGGAAGAAGCAGGAAAAATTCCAATGACGTTTGAACAATACATGCAACAAGTTCTAGCTGAAGCTAGAATGGGAGTGATGGGTGGTGGAATTTTGAGAGCTAATTTTAATGCAGGTTCTGCAGAAATTTATGAACCTGAGAGAAGAGAACGACAAGCAGAAATTAGAGAAGAAAAAGCAACAGACATTCCATCTAGAAGAAAAGCTAGAGATCTAGATTTAGATATAGAAAAAATTAAACAACTTATCAAACAAAGTAAAAATAAAAAAAATAGTGGCATTGGGAGCCTGTAATGGCAATCATTCCAAAATCTAAACCAAAAAACTATTCTAAGATTTTAGATATACTAAATACAAAAGCAGCAGCAAATACATTATCTCCACAAACATATATTAATCTAGTTGGTGAATATTCTAGAAAAGCATATGACAATAATGAAATTTCTAGACAAGAATATATGGATATTGTTAAACCATTATTTGGAGAGACTGGAGTTATGGCAACTAAAGCAATTGAAAATTACAGAAAAAAATTTAGAGGTGGTGGAATGGATATGGGAGCTGGTTCTAGTAAAAGCTCTAAAAGTTCAGGGCCAGCAGGTGGTGCTTCATCGGGTGGTAATTATGGAGGTAATAAAAATAGTGGTCCAGATCGATCTAAAGTCTCTGCACAACAAGAACGTAATCATCAAGCAGCAGTAAGAGAAGCACAAGCAGTTAATCAAAAGAAAGAAGAAACAATTAATAGAATAAAAGAAGCACAAGTAAAACAAAGTCCAATAAGAACTTTTTTTGATCATGCTAATTTTACTAAAGGATTAAAAAGAGTTGGATCTATTCCAAACTATCATCAATTAGGTGGATATGATTTTATGTCTAGATTTCCAAATACACCTCCATCAATTGCAAAATTTTTAGGCTATGGTTATCAAGGACTAAGTGAAGGAATTAGATCACTAAATCCTTTTGATAATTATTCTTTTCAAGATGCAATGACAAGAGCAGGAGAGGAAGGAAGATTAAATGCATTAGGAGTTGATGCTTATGGAAATCCAACAAATCCAATAACACAACAGTATTATAATTTACCAACAACATTAAGACCTAATTTTGCAAAAGGTGGTAATTACTGGTCTATGGTTACACGTAAGTTTATTGAAGCCGGAGGCGAGAAGAAAACAGGTATGAGTATTAATGAATTTGCACAACAGTATTTTCCTAAAATGGCACAAGGTGGCAGAATAGGTTATCAAGAAGGTAAACTAGCACAACTAGGAAATATTGTAGATGTAAAAAATATTCCATACTATGCAAGTAAAACAGTTGAAGGTGCAGTTAATGCCGGTGAAGTTTTATCTAAACTTCCTTTTGCTATTGGAGATCTTGCTTCAAAATTAATCAGAGAGAAACCAAATAAGGAGATGTTTTTATCTTCATTAAAAAATATCCAACCAGGCACATGGTCTGATAAAATTGGATTATCAGAATTAATTACAAGACAAGAAGAAGATTTATCACCTGAAGTAAAAACTATGGGTTCACAATTATCTTTAACAAGTGAAACATTTATACCAGTTGGAACTGCAATAAAACTTGGAGATAAAATTATTAAAAATGCCAGTAAAAAATTAGGTAAAGTAGATAATAATAAAAACCTAGAACAAGTTATTGATAAAAGACTTTCTGATTATGGACAAAGCAGAAGAGACTTTAATAAAATGGTTGCAACAACAGGAATGATGGCTTCATTAAAAGCATTAGGTCTTTCTTCAATTAAAACTGCAGGACAAAAAGTTGATGATATAAAAATTAAATTAAGAGTTAGTGATGATGCAGATATAGGCCCTGAAGGAGACGTCATGGATGCTTCTGGTTACTTTGTTCAATTTGAACCATTGACTAAAAAAGGAAAACAAATATTAGAAGCTTATGCTAAAAAAGGAGAAATACCTGAAGATTTCTTTTTTGAAAATGCTGAAGACGCTTCAGTGTTAGTAGACAAAATTTCTCCAAAAGTAAGATCACATGTAGATATTGAAGTTGCTGAACCTAAAAAATTAACAGATGATATAGTGGTAAAAGAAGAAAAAATTGGATCTGGTAAAGATGCATACATATCAAAAGAATATTCTAAAATATATAGACCGGAAGATATTCCTCCCACTGCAGATGATCTAGCTTCTTATGGAAGTAATCTTGTAAGTGATTATGGCTATGGTCCTGTTAATTTCCGTGATTCATACCAAGAAGATATTATTAATCAAATTATCAAACCAAAGAAAACTTTCGATGATGTTATGACTGAGGCTAAAACAGGAATAGATAAATTTAGAACTAAAGTAAAAGAAGGTATTGATACTCTTGAAGAATCAAAAGATTTTGGATATCCAGATGACTAAACGATTAACTAGAACTATTCCACCTAAATCAGGGCCCGTGAGTCAAGGCTTGAATATTTCTTATAATACTGGTAAAACAATTGAACTTACGGAGAAAATAAATGGCAGATATAGACAAAGCGCTTCCAAACGAACCGCGAAAAGAATTTGAGATACCTGGTGAAGAACAGATTCAAGAACAACTTGTAGAACAAGCTCAAGAACAAGCTCAAGCACCAGAAGATGTAGAAGTCACTGAAAACGAAGATGGCTCAGTTGATATTAATTTAGATCCAAATGCAGCATCTCCAGAAGGTGGTGATGAGCATTATGCAAACTTAGCAGAATTTTTACCTGATGATGTTTTAGGTGCTTTAGCATCTGATTTAAATTCTAAGTACATGGATTATTCTGCATCAAGAAAAGATTGGGAAAGAACTTATACACAAGGTTTAGATTTATTAGGTTTCAAATATGATATGCGTTCAGAACCATTTCAAGGAGCAAGTGGTGCAACGCATCCAGTATTAGCAGAAGCAGTCACACAATTTCAAGCTTTAGCTTATAAAGAATTATTACCAGCAGATGGTCCGGTAAGAACACAAATTTTAGGAGTACCTTCTCCAGAAAAAACAGATCAAGCAAATAGAGTTAGAGATTTTATGAACTATCAAATCATGGATCAGATGAAAGAATATGAACCTGAATTTGATCAAATGTTATTTAATTTACCTTTAGCTGGATCAGCTTTTAAAAAAGTCTACTATGACGAAATGGAACAAAGAGCCGTAAGTAAATTTGTTCCTGCAGATGATTTAATTGTTCCGTACACAGCTACCTCATTAGATGATGCGGAAGCAATTATTCAT